TAAATAAATCAGCCGCTGGCGCTATCTTTGAAATTGCTGGTCGTAAAAGTGGTGGAACAATGGCACGCTCTAGTGGCGGTCAATTTATGCGCACATTGTCAGCCAGATTCAAACCTGCTTCGCGTTTGATATGGCGTGTTGTTGATAAAGACCGCGCTAAAATTGAAGCCAACGTGAAAAAGGCTCTTGATGAAGCCAAAGCAGAATTACAAAAACATTTGAACAGAGAGCAGGTATAAAGTGGCAATTGGTGCAGTAGTAGCGCGAATCCTCACTCAATACTCTGATAAAGGCTCAAAGGCTGCTCAAAAAGATATTAACAAACTTGGCAAGAATTTTGACGCCTTTGCTAAGAAAAGTGTAAAAGCATTTGGCGTTGCCGCTGCCGCTGTCGGAGCATTTGCACTTAAAGTTGGCAAAGATGCAGTGCAGGCTGCTATTGCAGACCAGAAAAGCCAAGTTCTTCTTGCCAATAGCCTTCGCAATACTACAGGCGCAACTAATGCTGCGATTGCTAGCGTTGAAAGTTATGTAGCAAATCTGCAACTCCAAGTCGGTGTCACCGATGATGAATTAAGGCCAAGTTTGGCGAAACTAGCGGCGGTAACTGGCTCAGTGACGGCTGCTCAAGATTTACTTGGTGTTGCTCTTGATGTGTCAGCATTTGCAACCGTTGATTTAAGCACTGCAACAACGGCAGTAACCCGCGCCCTACAGGGTAATTTCCGTGGCTTACAAAAACTTGTTCCAAGCATTGATGCTACTGCCATCAAATCTAAAGATTTGGCAACCATATTTGAAGAAGTCAACAAGGCAACACAAGGCTCGGCAGCAGCGCGAGCAAACACTTTAGAATTTCGTTTGAACATCTTACGCATTCGCTTTGGAGAGATTCTTGAAGAACTTGGCTATAAACTTTTGCCAGTTCTTGAAAGATTTGCTCAAACAATACAAACAAAAGTTTTGCCACAATTAGAAGCATTCATTGCAACTAATGGCACAAGATTAGTAGAAGCGTTCACATCTGCTAGTGAGGCTGCCGTCAAACTCATAGGATTATTCGTCACATTCGTTACCTTCGTTTCAAACAATATGGACTTGATTGAGACAATGGCTAAATTGATTGCAGGAATGTTTGTAATTGGTCGCATCGCCGCTTTTGCAACTGTATTAGGTAAGTTGACCGCTGCATTCGTTGCTTTGCGCACTGCCGCTGGCACCGCCGCTGTTGCAACAGCCTTTGCCACAGGCGGCGCATCAATCGGCTCAGCAGCAGCAGCCTTGGCCATTGTTGGTGGCGCTGCCGCAATCACTGGCTTAAAAGTTGCAGGCAATAATGCAAGAAGCAAAAAAGCAGGACAGGCAACTGGACCTTTAGGCAATTATGCAATGTCAACTGGTTCTACATCAACAGTTGCAGCAGCAGCAAAGGTTGACCCAATGGCTGCTATTATGGCCGCTCTTCTCAAGGCTCAAAACGCTTTGAATAATGGCAAGAAAAAAGAACTTTCAATTCAACAGCAAATCACTAATGCAATATTAAAGAAATACAAAATTACAGTAATGACTGCCGAAATTGAAGCCAAAGCAACTGCTGCTGCAATCAATGCTAATCTTGCGCGTCAGGCTATGATTGCAAGTTCTCCAACCGTCTCACTTGCAGCCCAAGGCGATGGCTCTGCTGGTGGCAATTCAATAATCAACTCAGGCACGCCAAACGTATCGGTCAACATAACCACACCACATGGAACTGCCGATGATTATGTTGTGGATATTACTAACAAACAAAATCAACTTGCTAAACGCGCAGGCGCATTAAACATTTTACATAGGACAAGATAGTGGCAAATTATGATGGGGTAACTGCGCCGTCAATCGCAGTTCAATTTTATATCAGTTCTGCTTGGACATCAGTTACTGCAACAGATGTTCTTGAAACTAACATTCGCCGTGGATTAAAACAATATGATGTTTTGAACCAATCAGGTATTGCAAGCATTGTGTTCAATAATTATTCAGGCAATTATGACCCAGACAATGCATCAGGCACCTATTCGCCAAACTTAAAGGCTGGCTTGCAGATGCGCATACAGGCAACTTGGGCATCTACCGCTTACACAATCTATCAAGGTTACTTAGAATCAAGCATCGTCAACCAAGGTCATTATCCAACTGTAACGATGACCTTCCACGATGGTCTTGCCTTCATTGCTGAAGTCGAAGCCCCTGTCTTGGCTGCACTTGCAAACTCAGAGACAGCGGCAACTCGCGTAGGACGAATGCTTGATTATGCTGGTTGGCCAGGTGGCGGTTCTCGCTCTCTAACAGGCACTGTGACGATGCAAACTACAATCCAAGGTAAATCTTGCCTGACTATGATTAACCAGGCTGTGAACGCCATTGCGGGTCGTTTTTATATCTCTCGCAGCGGCGTCGCCACGCTGGTGCCATTATCTGACAAATTCTCCCGTCCGACTCAATTGCTTTTCTCAGACCAAGGCGATGCCAACTCGGTTCTGTATCAAGGATTGGTTGTTGACCCAGGCACTTATTATGTTGTCAATCAAGCAATTGTGGACCGTGGCGCCAGTGCAAAGAAAACATCAACTTACAATCCAAGCGTCAGTTCTTATGGCTTAACATCTAAAGTATTTGATGCACCTATCTTGAGCGAAACTAGCGGCACTAATCTTGCTCTCTATCAATCACGCCAGCAGGCAACTCCTACCACCTTTGCAAAGCAAATTGATTTTAGTGCTTTGAATCTCAACACCTTATATCCTGATTTTCTAGCCTGCGAAATTGGCGACCAGGTAAGTGTTAAGCGTTTGACTGTTGATTCTCGAAGCCTGCAATATAATCTTGTTATTGAAGGAATGAATCACAAAATTACCAATGATGATTGGAAAGTTTCATTCCACACATCGCCCATCAATCCTTACTCAATAACAATTTAGGGGTAGGCAATGCCATTATGTCCACAGATTACTAACACGCCAATCACGGTAACACAGACCGCTGATTTTACTGTCACATCTGTGACCCCTCTCATTGGTAATACATATGATGGCTTAGCAAATAACATTGAATCAATTGAAATCTTGGCAGATGGCAAAACTAAAGTTTATCGTTCAGCAACAGAACCGACTGGCGCTGGAATCAACGATGGTGATTTGTGGATTGATACTGACGATGGCAATAAATTATATGTAAGGGCATCAGGTGCTTGGACATCTGCCCAAGATACATCAATTGCAACAGCGCAAGCAGCAGCAACGGCAGCCTCAGCAGCAGCAGCCTCAGCCGCAGCAGCAGCAGGGGCGGCTCAATCAACAGCAAATACTGCTCTTGCAGATGCTGCTACTGCCTACACAGCAGCGATTGGCTCACTCCAACCAAGCGCGAATACAATTGTCAACGCTAGTAATCAGATAACTGCAATAAATGGCACTGGAATTACTATTTATTCTGGTGCATCATCAACAACTGGTTCACGCATAGTTCTTAATTCTCTTGGTCTTGCCGCTTATGGTCCAGGAACTTCATATTCTGTTACAAATGCAGTTGGAAACGGTACAACAGTCACATACACTGCAAGTGGTCATAATTTTACAGTTGGCTCAACTGTTACCGTTAGTGAATTGGCACCTGCTGGTTACAATGGAACATTTTTAATTACTGCAGTTGTTTCTGGTTCAACATTCACCGTAAGCAATACAACAACCGCAACAGTTACTGATTCATCTGGTATTGCTTATGGTCCAGGTAGGTCAGTAAATATAACAAATGCAGTCGGCAATGGCTCAACTGTCACATATACCGCAAGTGGTCACGGTTATAGTGTTGGAACAAGTGTAACTGTAAGTGGATTAGCACCTGACGGTTACAATGGAACATTCCTAATTACTTCAGTTGTTGCTGGTTCAACATTTACTGTAAGCAATGGAACGACGGCAACACTTACTGATTCAAGCGGTGTTGCTCAAACAGCAACTTTGGCTATTAGTGCCACAACTGGTAATGCAGTTTTTCAAGGTAGCATAACTGGCTCCACGATTATCGGCGGAACTTTGAACATTGCTGGTAAAGCCATTATTGATTCAACTGGTCTTTTGACCGCAACGGGCGCAACTATTACTGGAACCATCAATGCCGAGGCTGGATATTTTGGCACTCCAACTAATGGTTTTTCAATAAGTTCAACTGGTCTTGTTGGCGTAGGGACAGGCACCATCGTCGGCGGAGCAATTTCAGGAACTACTTTTACAAATGGTTCAACCTTCTCTGTTACAAGTGCTGGCGTATTAACTGCCACATCAGGCACAATTGGCGGCGTCACATTGTCTGCATCAGCAATTACTGGCGGCACAATTCAGACTTCATCAAGCGGTGATGCAGTTGTAATGAGTGGCTCTTCAAACTCCTTATTCTTCAAATACGCAGGCACTGTTTATGGCCATATGATGGCCAATACCTCTGGCAATGTAATGATTCATTATGGGGCAACAGCAACGCCAGCAGGTACTGCATATCCTCAATTGTTTGTTGGCTCAAGCGCAGTATCCATTGCTCAAAGCGTAACTAGATTCGTAACCATTGATAGCAATGGTCTTGGAGTCAACGGAGATTTAAGCGTAGCAAGTGGCGCTTTCTACACGGGAACGTATGAAACAACCAGTACCGCGCAGACAGTTGGAGCCTATATTCCACAAAGTGGCGCAGTAATTGCGAGGCGTGATAATCAAATTCCAATTTTTGCACATCGTTTCAATGCAAGTGGAACAGCAGAACTTATTCGTCTTGTGTATAACGGTTCTGATGCTGGTGGTATCCAAACATCATCGGCTGGCAGTCCATCATTTAGAAGCACATCTGATTATCGTTTGAAGAACAACATTCAAGACTACACAGCAGGAACAAACATTATCAAGAATCTGCGGGTTCGTTCGTATGAAATGAACAACAATCCAGGCAAAACAGAGATTGGATTCATTGCTCACGAATACGCTGAAACTGTCCCAGATATGGTCAATGGCGCCAAAGATGCTATTGATGCCGATGGAAACCCAGAGTATCAATCAATTTCAACAACCAACTTGATTCCATATATTGTTGGAGCGCTCAAAGATGCGATTCTTAGAATTGAATCGCTTGAACAGGGGGAATAAATGAATGAAGAACTAGATGTCAATGAGATATTGGCAGCAATGAGGCAACAAATCGGGGCAATGGCTCAAGAGAATGCAATCTTGGCAGCCAAGATAAAGAAGTTAGAAAATGGACTTAGTAACGCAAATCTTTCCGATACACCGAACAATTGATGACCATATAGACGCCTTTGAAGAAATTGGCGTCTTGCTGAAGGAGAAAAACACCGATGACACCAGCAGACATCGCAACTATCGCCGTTGCCGTTAGCACACTTATTGGCTCATTTGCCATTGGTGTTAAATGGTTAGTTCAACATTACCTAGCAGAACTAAAGCCGAACTCTGGCACCAGCCTAAAGGACCAAGTTAATCGCCTAGAAGAGCGCGTTGATGAGATTTATGGGCTATTGCTGACAAAGCAGAGGCGCACTCGCAAGTGAATCAACGCGATAAATTTATTCAAGCAGCGTGGGCCGAAGTTGGCTATGTTGAAGGACCGAAAGAAAATGAAACAAAATTTGGCAAGGCAATGGGCGCCAACTATCTGCCTTGGTGTGGCAGTTTCATTATGTGGTGCGCCAAGAAAGTTGGCTTAGTCATCCCCAATGTAATCCTCACATCGGCAGGGGCGCAGTCATTCCAATCGCGTAAGCGTTGGCAGGACGCCGCCACCGCCAAGCCAGAGCCAGGCGACCTTGCCTTCTTTGACTTCCCAGGTGATGCAGTCGAGCGGATTAGTCATATTGGCATCGTCATCGGCGTGGAAGCCCGCAAAGGCATTGTCCATACAATTGAAGGCAATACTTCAGGAGATTCTAAAGGCGACCAACGAAATGGCGGTATGGTTGTCTTTAAGACTCGGACCTATAAGAAAACCAGGCGATTCAGATTGAAGCGTCGGGAGCCAGTCTCAATTGTGGGATTTGGCAGACCTAAGTTCAAGGAGTAAGAATGGAAAAGTTAAAAACATTTATTCATAACAATCCTGCTCGCATTGCAGCCTTTGTCTCATCGGCAGTTGCTCTGCTAGTTTCAGCCATCTCACCAGAGATGCCAACCGAAGCAGCAGTTGCATTTGTTTTATCTGCTCTTGGTCTTGGTGAGTATGCTCAACGTGTTGAGGATAAGAAAACCGAAGAAGCGCTTTACACCGAACTTGAGGACCTAGACGAAGAGGAATAATTTATGAAACGGGGGGAAGTTCTTAAAGAAGCCGAAAGGCTGATGTATGGTGACCGCCAAGAAGATTACGGCGCACCTTATGAGAACCATAGAAGAATTGCAGTCTTGTGGTCTGCCTATCTTGGGACAGATGTATCGCCAATGCAGGTTGCAATCTGTATGGCGCTGGTGAAGATTGCCAGACTGCAACAAAACTTCGAATACTCTAAAGATGACACTTTCGTAGATTTGGCAGCATATGCAAGTATTGCCGCCGAACTTGCCGAAATAAAACGCAATCAAGATAAACAATAATCTTTACCCCTAGCGATAGGAAAAACCCCTACACAGCCACCTTTCCTGTGTAGGGGATTTTCTTTTATTTCTAAGGTTTTACATAGTCACGCAGCGCGTTAGTAATTACTTCGCTGACAGTTTTATCCTCTGCCTTGGCTTTGGCTTTTACCTTCTGCCAAAGCAAATCACTAACACGGACGGAGCGAATCTTCTTCATTTCTTCTCCTTTCGATTACAGTTGCAGGGGATATGAAAACCTTGCTGCCAATCAATCTGATGGCATTTAGGGCATCTTCTAATTTCCATTGCTGGACCCTTCACGAACTTCGGCAAAAGCATTAGCGCAAACTTGAAGAAGTTCAATTGCGGTATTGCAGGTGGCTTCCATAATCTCGCCACTGCCATCATTGGTGGCTTCGCGCAGTTTGTCAGCGGTGTGTTCCATCGCGATTGTCAGTTGCAGATGCAAGTTGCTCATCGCGCTCATAGATGCGCCTCGCTCATAATGCGCTTGATGGTGTCAATGCTGACATCATTGCGGTGCATCTCAGCAAGAGCCACAACAAAGTGGTAACTATCTTCTGAAACATCCCAAAGTGATTCTTTATCAATGCCTTGCTCGGCAAGATAATCAATTGCATCGGTTTGCAGAGTTAAGTAGTAATTGCCCATTGCGCTCATCGCATATTCCTTTTCATCCAGCGTAGAACGATAATCAAAGCAAGACCTGTCCAAAACCAAAATTGGACATATGCCTTCCAGCCGCCAAGGTGCATTCCAAAGAGTACGTCTAGCATTATGCACCGACCTTAGTGACTCGCTGCTCAAGCCAGGCGATGTCCTCATCCACCAGGTTGAAGTGACCAAGGCGTTCAATCAGACCAATCAACTGGCTCTTTTCCTGCATTCCTAGTAATCGAATTCGCTCTGCGCGATTCTTCTTTAGCGCTTCTAGCAGTTCTTGTTCTGTTCTCATTATGCAATCTCCATTCTTTCAATTGAAATCAAACGGGCTTTGGTTGTAAGGATTGTTGACAGGAATCTGGTTCTTGCACCTTTGCGATGGCACCAGATGATGCTGGTACCTTCATCTTCTTTGACCAGACCCTTGTATGTTTCAATGCGGTCAGTGTCAATAACTCCGTTGCTGTAATGATAGTACCGAACAGTTGCCCAGTAGAATCCCTGCATTATCAAATCGCGTTCTGCATTGTTCTTTGTTTTCGCTGCTCTAGCCATTGTTATGCACCTACCTTTACTGTGTGGTAGCGAGTAAGATATTCTTTTGCTTCTGCAAGAGTCTGGAAACGGTCGCCATTGAAACTACCATTGGCTTGTGTGATGTACCAACCGAATGAATCTGACAATCCGAACTCTGTCGATGTGAAATACTTGATTTCATCGCCACAGCAGGTGATGTAAATACCAGCCTGTTGTTTAGTTGCTTTGAAATTATGTGTGCGTTGTGTGTGGTCAAATAAACCGCAGTCAAATTGTTGTGCCACGATTATGCACCTGCCTTTGGAGAAAAGCGATTGATAAGACCGATGCGACTGTCTTGCTCCATAACTACACAGTTTTTTTCGGCTACAAAAGCATCATAAAACTTCCAAAATTTGTTTTGCTTTGCTTCTGTTTGCTTTGCAAGTAACTCAAGAATTGCCCAACGGTTTTGACTGTTATTGTTGTAAGCATCTAGTAAAGCATCTGCCATTTCAGGAAACTCTGAAATTTTTACATTGCTTGTGATTCGTGTTGTGCTGACCATTTTCTTCTTCCGTTTCTCTGGGCTACTACGCTTCGCCCGATAAGACAATTAAAGCACCTTGTCCATACAGTGTCAATACAACCCTAGATTGACCCCATCGGCGTGTCGCCCATAGGCTGTCAGGGGCGTAGGCCATACTTACGCCAAACGAAAGGGGGTCCATATGGACCAGATAGTCATTATTGGCGCTTTAGCGGGGATTCTAGGGGTTATCGTGGCGGTTCTACGATACGACGCAAGCCCGCTGGATGAGGCCATTAAGCAGGCCCAGGAATGGGATTCTAGCCAGAAGAAGATGCAGCAGGCATTGGAGCGCAAATGAGACATAGAGAGCCACTCTTTAGCGTCCACGCCACGGGCGATGGGGAATTTGCCATCTACCTTGAAGAACGAGATGCCAACCTAGACCTGCTGGAAGATGTCACCGACCAGGTGAATCTGATTGACCTTGCAGGACTCAAAGAATTTGCCAGTGTTGATGCTCTCAAGCATTTAGATGCTGCAAGTCGCCTAGATAAAGTCCGTGCTGGAATGCCCAATGTCATTTGCAAGATTGCAAAATTGACAGAGGCAGAGGCGCTGACCCTGGCGGAGCAATTGATTATGATAGTGAAAGAATATCGGGCAATAAATAAGAAGCCTGCAAAACTAGAGTTGGTAAAGTAATGGCCAACCCCAATGGTCGTAAAGGTTCTGCCTTTGAAATCGCGGTTCTCAAGTGGTTGCGTTCTCGCGGCGTCTTAGCGGAAAGATTACGACTCAGCGGGGTTGCAGACGAAGGCGACATCGTTGCCATCATCGCGGGCAAGACTCATATCCTTGAGTTGAAGAACCGCAAGGCCATTTCTTTACCTGCCTTCTGGGAAGAAGCGGTTATTGAATCTAAGAACTACGCCAAAGCGCGTGGCTTGGATGAGACGCCACCTGCGTTTGTAATTATCAAGCGCAGGAATTCTTCCATCGAGAAGGCTTTCGTGGTTCAGGATTTGGATTCCTGGCTGAAGGAGAGGTTGTGAATTTTTTTGAATTCATACCCATCATCCCCAACTTGCCAAGAGCCAAATGCAAAGAGATTGAAAATGCCAACATCTTCTTTCCTGAATCGCGTGCTGAAGAGCGAACGTCGCTCCCTGCCATCCGCAAGATGTGTGATGGCTGTATCGAACGAAAGGAGTGCTTGGACTATGCACTCGACAACGAAATCCCCTATGGAATATGGGCGGGTTTCACGCCAGAGCAACGCAAACGAATGCTTAACGCACGTTATGCGAATGCTCCACGCGCCAACTATGCGGAAAAGGTCCGTGTGATGTTCGGGTCGGGTTGCACACCAAAAGAAATCGCAGCAGCACTTCATCTTGAGCATTCGTATGTAACGACTGTTCTCAAGCGTGCTGGTGTGAAATTGGAAGGAGAAATCCAATCACAACTAACAGACGAAAAACGTGGCGGGGAATCGCCATTATCATCGGGGTTTCAGCAATGACATCACTATTAGTCAACGCTGCATTTGCACCACAGCCAGCAATACCCGCCACCGTCATCTACAAGGAAAGACCAGCACTTATGCAGGTCAATCCGAAGGAGATAGCGCGGGAATTGCTAACAAAGAAGCAGTTCGCCTGCTTCACAAAATTGGTCGGTAAGGAATCCGCTTGGAATCCAAAGGCCAAGAATCCTAAGAGCAGCGCCAGTGGAATTGGTCAGTTGCTTGATGGAACATACAAGAATCTAGGAATGAAACATTCTGATTCTGGTGTCGCACAAACTGTAGCAACGCTTGCGTATATCGGTAGAAAATATGGTTCTGGTGGCCCTTGTGCTGCCTGGACCCATTTCAAACGCAATTCTTGGTACTAAAAATGACTAGGGGGTAACTATGTCAATGCAAATAGAAAAAGGTGTTGTTGTCTTAGATGACAACACTGCTCAATGGCTAAAGCAATACCGAGAAGCATTGGCCAAGATTAAAGAATGGCAAGAAGTTGCCGATATTGCTCGCTCTCGCCTGGAGACTGCTCTGGGCGATTGCGAGGAAGCGGTTCATAATGGTCAAACCGTCATCCGATGGACCCAGATTGAATCTAAGCGCTTTGATACCAAACGGGCTAGAGAAATCTTGCCACCACAAGTAATCGAGATGCTTGAAGTAATTCAGCAGACTCGCAGATTCTCTTTGATTGATAATCAATGAGCATCAACAATCCTTGGATAACTCCAATCACGCCGTCAATTCCAGACGAAGAAATCTGGGAAGATGAGGATGACGAATGACCTTTGCATCAATATCTTCACCAGGTCAACAAGTTGCGCAACAATTGAAAGAATTGATTGTGCAGGCTGGAACTTGGTCGCCGAGAAGCAAGCAAATTGCCATCGGTCCTTCAGAGATTGGACACGAATGTTCACGCAGGTTGGCTTACAAACTGCTTGATTGGGAGAAGCCAAATGAAAGCGGCTCTTCCTCTTGGGCAGCCCAAGTCGGCATTGCAATCCACGCATACTTGGCTGAAGTCTTTGGCAAAATCGAAGGCTATGAAGTTGAGCAGCGCGTTGTGATTCGTGCAAACCTATCGGGAACTGTTGACTTATTTGACAGCATCCGTGGCATTGTCCTGGATTGGAAAACTGTCGGATTCAATCAGTTGAAAGAACGTCGCAGTGAAGGTGCGACCATTCAACAGCAGGTCCAGATTCAACTCTATGGTTACGGTAAAGCCCAATCAGGTGCTACTGTGAACAAAGTTGGTCTGGTCTATCTGCCAACATCAGGGGCTTTAGAAGATATGCACTGCGAACTCTTTGATTACGATGAGAGCGTTGCATTGAAAGCCTTGTCACGCATTGATGACCTTTACACGCTACTTTCAACGGTAGATGTAGAAGCCAATCCAACAATGCTTAATGTGATACCAGCAGCGCCATCGCGGAACTGTAATTGGTGTCCATATTTCATACCATTTAGCAAAGATTTAGCGAAAGGATGCAACGGTGACACCCAAGCCTAAATTGATAATCTCTTCAATGAATAGATTTCAAGCCTTAGTTTTGCGTTTAGTTGCAAGATGCCTTGGCATCCGTGGCGATGCCTACATCTGTCTGTTAGTAACAGAAGATGAGTTGCCAGAAGATTATATCGCTGTATTTGATGAAGAACCTACAATCAACGACATTGCTAAAAACAATGAAGAAGATGCAATGAATAGAGTTAGAGAAAACAACTAACAGAAATGGAGTCGGGGGAATGGCCTTCGTCGCACCAAGTAATGCAAGCGAGACAGTGAAAGTCGCTGACCTAGCGAATCACTTGCTCATCATCTCACCTATCGAATATAAGATAGGTATTCCAACCGTTCACGGAGAAGCAGAAGCAATCGAAGTGAACGTCATTGACCTTGATACCAACAAGGAGCATTCATCGCTTCTTTGGTTCAATGTCGCACTACGCAATGCTCTCAAGAGTAAAACAGGTCAGAAGGTCCTTGCCCGTATCGGACAGGGAACCGCGAAGCCTGGCAAATCCGCGCCGTGGATTCTCATTGATGCCACAGGTGATGCAGCAGCACTAGCAAAGGCAAATGCCTATCTTGGCAATGCGGGAGCAAAGCCAGCGGCAACGCCTGCGCCTGCGCCTGTTGACCCAAACAATCTATCGCCAGAAGTTCTGGCACTGCTTGGGCAACTAGGAGCAAAGCCAGTATAAATAGAATCTTGGTTGGTTTCCCTTCCGTTTCCAACCAAGACGGAACGCCTGGGGGACACGTCATCGGGGTCAAAGATGTGTGGTGGTTCGATTCCACCAGTTCCACGCAAGGACTATCGAAAGGAAGTTATGCCAACTTATCAATTCACTTGTGGCGATTGCGGTGACATTCTTTTGCAATCATTTTCATTTGATATGGAAGCAAGAGTTAACTGTGGTCATTGTGGTTCGATAATGCGCAAGGAGTTCACACCGCCTGCCATTCATTTCAAAGGTGATGGATGGGCTGGCAAGAGTTGAATTGTCAGCACATTTATCGAGATATTGGAAAACCAATATGTCCTGATTGTGGGCGAGATACCCACGAAACGGATTTTGAGTTTCAAAGAGAACTACATCAGCAATGGATTAGAGACGGAAAGGCAGATTGGAATATCTGCCCACTAGGGGGAACGATTCGGGGATGGTGGTCAATATGAAATCTGACATCTTGCTTAGAGCGCTACAACTTGCCAACACTGGCATTTCAGTAGTGCCAGTTGCAACGGATGGAAGCAAGAGGCCAGGACTTGATACTTGGAAGCAATATCAAGAGCGCAGACCAACAACCGATGAGTTGATGCGTTGGTTTTCAGATGCGCAAGGTGTCGGAGTCATTTGCGGGAAAGTCTCTGGCAACTTAGAGATGTTAGAACTTGAAGGCAGAGCAGTAGCAGCAAAGATGCACTTAGACATTGCAGAGATTGCAAAGAACTCTGGCCTTGAATACTTATGGAACAAACTCAATGCAGGCTATGTGGAGACAACTCCATCAGGCGGGCTTCACTGGCTCTATCGCATTGATGGAGAAGTTCCAGGCAATACCAAACTTGCCAGGCGCCCTGGAGAAAATGGCAATATAGATGTCTTAGCCGAAACAAGAGGCGAAGGCGGCTTTGTGATTGTGGCACCGACGAATGGCTCCTGCCATCCGTCAGGCGGAGCGTGGACAATGCTTATTGGCGGGCCTGCGTCCATCCCCACTATCACCAGAGAAGAACGCGACGCCTTGCACCATCTGTTTTCAATGTTTGATGAGATTCCAAAAGCCGAATACATCGCAGAGGAAATTAAGACAAAACCAGAAGGACCACTAACGCCAGGTGATGACTACAATCGCAAAGTCTCTTGGCCACAAATTTTAGAACCACTAGGTTGGACAAAGGTTTATACCACTCGTGATGGTGTCACCGCTTGGCGCAGACCAGGAAAAAGCGAAGGGGTCAGTGCCACCACCAATCACGCTGGCACCGATAAGTTCTATTGCTTCACCACATCATCAGTATTTGAATCAGAGACTTCATATTCAAAGTTTGCTGCCTACGCCTTGATTGAGCATCAAGGTGATTTCAAAGTAGCAGCCAAAGCCCTGCGCCAATTGGGATACGGTGAAACCAAAGAATTGCAAGCCTTGAATCTGCCTGATTACAACCCATCAGGTGTGCAGATGCACGATGAAGAAGGCAATGTCATCGTTGATTCATCTTGGATACCAAAGGAAATCGGAGACTATGAACTTGAAGCCGATGTCCAGCCAACGATGCTGAAAAGAGAAGATGGCAACTTCATTTTATATCCTGGCAAAATCAATGCCATCTTTGGTGAATCAGAATCAGGAAAGACTTGGGTTGCACTAGAAGCAGTGCGCCAAGAATTACTTGCTGGCAACACTGTCTTTTATATTGATTTTGAAGATAGCGCTCGCGGCATCCTCAACCGATTAAAGACCCTGAAAACGCCTACAGAGCGATTTAAGGCATTCCTTTATGCAAACCCAGATTCTCCCCACACACCAGCGGTATCAGAAGCGCTAATGGCATCCTTGGCTGAATTTAAGCCATCTCTGGTCGTTGTTGATGGAGTCAATGCAGCGATGAATCTAATGGGGCTGGATTTAGAGAAGAATAAAGATGCAACTCATTTCAGTCAGACAATACTTAGACCACTTAGAACCTTTGGCTCTGGCATCTTGACCATTGACCACGTTACTAAGAGCAAAGATACTCGCGGCAATTACGCCATCGGAGCGCAAGCCAAGAGAGCAGATATTGATGGGGTCGCTGTCAGTGTGGCGGTTGAGCAGCCATTTGGCCGTGGCATTGACGGCGCCCTGTCTCTGACCGTCACTAAAGATAGACCTGGCTTTGTCCGTGCCATCTGCCCCGACGCCAAGACCCTTGGCATTGTGAATCTGCGCTCTGTCGCCGATGGTGGCATTACAGTTTCCATTTCAGGTGGAACGGTGAAAATATCTACAAGGGACCAGAAGATGGAAGCAATCTGTGACCTTCTTCGCCGACACGGTTATGAGATGGGTAGAAATCAGATTGCTGAACAGTTGAGAAGTGAAGGCAATGGAATGAACAATGAAGAGTTGAAGTTCGTGATGGATAGCCTAGTCAGCGCTGGTCATATCAGCCATCGCAAGGATGGGCAGAAGTATCTTTATGGCTATCAATCCGATTTCTTTGCAAATGATGTAAAGGCTTGGAATTCAAATGATTAACTGTTCCTCCGTTCCCGAACTGTTCCCGACTATTTTCGGGAACACCACCGACAAGAGTGGCCAAACTGTTCCTCCGTTCCCCCTCTTTAGAGGGGAACGGGGAACAGTGGACCAGTCACCCCAAAGGAATATATGACTGGAGATTTCAAACCCATCATATGTAATCGTTGCGCCGCCGTTGTTTGGTCAGGTATCTCTTGGGCAGGCTTTGCCAAAGTCTTGGGTAAGGAGC